TGAGTCTTCACAGTCTTCTTAAAGATATACTTATTAATTGCGTTCTTAATATCAGCTTCGAACAGGAACTTGTGACGAGGTTCAATGATTACTGATAATGGATGAAAGAGTGGGATTACTGGGTAATCTTCATAGAGGAACTGTTTACCCCGCTTATCATTGATCCCACTTTTCTTAATAAGCATCTTCATAGCCAAGTTACCACACACAAAGATAAGCTTTGGATTTACTGCCTTTACCGTCTCCTGCAAATAATCCCTACAGATATTCATATTGTTAGGAGACATGTCCACTTCTTTTACGCCTGGACATTTAACTGAGGGTGACACTGCCCAGGTAAATCTTCCCAGGTTCCCTAGAATACTAGTAATTAGATCAATCTCATCCTCTGAAAACGCAATACGCTCTGTTGGGTCAAACCTGTAAGAGTCTGACAGGAATAACACATCTGCTTGTGTCAGATCTTGGTGATCCATACAAGCAAGAAAAGGTCTACCTGTACTCTTAGAAATAGAGCATTCCTTGCACTTCTCAGGCAATTCATGGGCGTTGTAAATACTTTGCAGATCTAACATTACTATGATAAGGTATGGTTAAAAAGCATTACGTGGACAATAAGAGATTTGAGGTACTCATCCTCAAATACTTAGAAAACCAAAAAGAGCACGAAGACGAGCTTATGGAAATGTTTGATAAGTTGATATCGAACATCATAGACTCCTTTGGGTTTAAGATGGAAAAGGAAGACGCCAAACAAGAATGCTTTTTCTTAATCCTAAAAACACTTAAGAACTTTAATCCTCAAAAAGGAAAAGCATTCAACTTTTTCACAACTATCATATTGAACAATCTCAAGTTGCTATTCACCAAGCATAAGAAATATAACGAAAAAATCAATAACTATATTGAGAAAGTTACTGGTTCGCACCCGAGTTCGTTATAAATATCTGGGAGGTAATCCTCCTTGAGGTACCTATCTTTTAACAAAGTGACCAATGTCGGAGATTTTGTAACATTGTGGATCACAAAAGCATGGGGCATCGTAAAACTGTTAACTACATACACTGGAGGATTATCTTCATAATCCTCCAAACTATCAACAAGAGCTGAACACCAATCATCCCAAAGAGATACAAACAATATTCGCGTAGCATTGCCCAGCTTTTTTTGGTCTTTAATGACCTTATTAATCTGATTTTCCTTATTAAGGAAAACTACGTTACTGCTCATTCCACAATCTCGATTTCGGAACCTTTAGACTCTGCTTCAGAAGTTCCTGAAGCATTAGCTTCTTTCATTTCCACTAACTGAGCTTTGAAGTCTTCTGGATTTTCCTTAGCATATTCCTCGACCATACTCATAATCTTCTGGTTCATGGATTCTATGCCTGTAAGGAAAATACTCTTAATAAAATCATCTTGGGACACTTCCTCGGGCTTCACGGTTTCTGTGAATACCTTGAAAGATTCGGTTTCCATCTTGTTTAACTTAATTTGAAATTTCATACGTCCTTTACTTCTTTCTACTTGTTTAATTTTCCAACTTTCAACATTTAACTTGATAGTCTCACCCATGCTCTATAATAGTCTGGAGAAACAAAAATGAAAGACAATTTTGATTTATCTAATCTAAAAGCACCTAAAAAACGAATTAACAGTCGATCCAAAGGATCTGCATTCGAACGAAAGATTTGTAATTTGTTTAATTCCACTTTTGAAACTAAAGAGTTTTGTAGAACTCCTGGTAGCGGAGCATTTGCTACTACTCATTCTCTTCCTGAACATTTAAAAATACATGGAGACTTAATTACTCCTGAAAACTTTAAATATATTATAGAATGTAAAAAAGGATATAATAAAGAAAACTTAAGTAGTCTATTTAGTTCTAATTCTAAACTAATAGAATTCATAAATCAAGCTAAAAAAGATTCTATTAAAGCTAATAAACCTTTTATGTTAATATGGCAACAAGATAGAAGTGATATAATATGTGTATTAGATAAACATATCTTTCCTAGTTATCTTGATTTCAAGTCTTTAATATATAAAGATTATATTATAGTCCGACTCAAGGACTTGTTGAAAGCAGAAATAAATTTTTGGTTCAACTAAGCAGAAGTTCAAAGAGTTTCTTCTGCTGATCTAAGTATTTAGTAACTAAAGAAGCTCTACTTGCAGTGTCTAACTCAGGACCCTCATGACGCATACCATGTTTCCTAAGCCAACCTGGACTTACTCTAGAAGCCCACTTAACTTTATCATGGTCTCTAGATAACTCAAATTCAACATAAGCTTTAGAATCCTTAGGATCCTCAAATCTAATAGTGTTATCATTACCCTTCTTAACAATAGTAGTATCATCATCCATAAAGTCCATCATTTCATTATGACGAACTGAGATCATCTCACCCGTAGCTAAAGAGCGGACCTCTATAGATGTATATTTATGTACAGACCCGCCAGTTAGGAAGTTACCCGCCTTAATTGCTGTTAAATATCTTTCAGCATCCTTATCCCCTGCTTTAAATAACCCATCATCATCAAACATAGTTTTTAAAACACCGTCATCTCCTTGCATTACTCTTTGTCTAAGGTTGTATTTTTTAAGAAATTTTGCTAAATAAGCCCTACCTTTAGGAGTTTCTAAATGTTCTTCTATTTTACCACTATCCCGTAACCTAAGAAGCTCGTCAGTAACCTGACCTCGATAATCCGTTGATGCCTCTGCTACTGCTATAATTGCAGCTACATGAACATCCAAATCATCATAAGTCGTTTGGGTACCATCATCATGTGTTACTATTTTTTTCGGTATTAAATCATCAATCGCCTTCTCATGTCTAAAAATAATATCATCCCAAGTTTTATAAAGCTCAGTCTTCGTAGGATCAGTCTCGGCTTCATTAGGATAATATCGGTCCATAGTTTTTTTTAATATAGCAGCACCATCTCTATATTTTCTAAGTTCTTGCTCTTCCTCTGGGGTTAAATCTCTTTCTCTCTTAATAGCTTCAAGATTTTCAGCTTTTTTAACAAAACTAGCCCTACTAGACCCTTGCAGTCGAGAAGTCATACTTTTTAAAACCCCTATATAAGTTGTTTCTAAAGGATGAATAGTATTTTTTATCCCATTTCTAAAAATACAAAGAGGAATCTTCCCGCCCTCTAATTTATCTGAAACATAAGCACTAAACCTACCTCCCAACGCTCCAAAAGAGTCTTTTAATAAGGGATCATTAAGTCCGTTTTGCACAAGTCTAGCCTTCGGCCTTTGTGCATCCGCAGGATCATAACCTTTAGCATCCATAATCTTTTGACTAGCGTGATCACAATTACACTTAGCGTTAGCCTCTTCTATAGGAGCATCCCCACCTTCACCACAATCAGCTTTCCAAATATGAATTGCATCATCTTTATCGCCAACATTAAGATTCTTTGCTACATCACCTACTGGAATGGCAATATCTGAACCTAAAGCATCATCTGCTTTTCTAGACATATCTGTTAAGCCTCCAATAATCTCATGTAATCCTTCAGCGTCTGCACCTCCTAACTGATCAATAATGGCTCTAAGAAGGTGATGCTCTTCAATATTAATAGCATGATTACCATCTACAAAACTGCTTGCCCATTCATGCATTGCTAAAAAACTTTTAGCATGTTCAGTAAAATCATCTGCTAACTCATCGGATGCTCCACAAGCTAGATGAACCTTTGATTGCACCGTCGCATCACTCATATTGGCTACAGCATCTAAATCTATTTCTCCCAATTTTCTAGAAGGCATTATACCTTTCCTTCTTCCATAATTTCTATGCCCTATAATTCGTTTCCAATACACGCAATCTTCCCTGGCCGCTCTATATGATTTTAATATCTCTAAGGATTTACCTCGTTCATCTGCCATCTGGCTTGCGGATAATTCAGCTTCGTGTTTACGTATCTTTTGAATTTTAAATTCAAAGGCTTCCTCTTGATCTTCTTTATTTGAATTAAGTAAATCTTGAGCCTCCCGCATTAGCCCAGTGAAAGCCCCCGTTGTATCTCTTAGAATAATACCAGTATCTGAATGTCCCTTCCCATCTTCACCTAATACTAAAGCAACCTCACCGTCCTCAGTAAATTTAAAATTATTTAAATGCCTTATTAATTTTTCTCCGTCTTTCTCTGAGTCAAAACCTTTCTCGGAATAGTTTTTTAACATTTCCATTAGCTCTTTTAAATTACCTAAAGCTATTTCTAAACTACCAGCCTCGACCTGCCCTGACTTTGAAAAAGTCATATTTACGCCAAATAATTTTTCTAAAGACTGGCCGCCACCCCCTGCAAAAGATTGTGCCAACTGAAGACAGTTTATACCCGTAGTCATGCCTAATCCTCCAGCTTTCCTAGCAGATTCTACATGTCTTAATATATTACCCTTACCACAAAGCTCTGTCCATAACTTATGTACTTCTTCAAAATATCCATCTCGCACTAATTCCTCTAGTACATCAGCCCTATAATGATCTCCTCCTTTTTTGCTCTTTCTCAACTCTAAAACTTCTGCTAAAGCTTGATAACCTGCACTTCCTGGCATTCGAGGCGTTTGATCTTCCCACCCCGCTGGTACTGGAAGAGCTTCTCTTTTCTTTCTTTTTCCCTTATCTGTATCTGCATCTTTTCCACCTTCCATAAAGAGAGAAATAAATTGATGCCCCGCACTACCTGGACGCCCATACACAAGAGCACGACCTTTACTATCTGCCCAATCAGCCGCCCCCTTAGTCCACGTTCCATAATAAGTAGGAGTAAGTGAAACCGTAGTTTGAGGATATCCTCCTAGATTTTTACTTTCAACTTTTGTAGCTGTTACGTTACTTCCAGGAACTGGAATATTTTTACCTGTAACATTCTTTAAAAAATCTTTCGCATCTTGAGTTGCTGCTTGGACATTAGCCTGTTCTGTAGCACCTTCTCCTTCCAATATTGTAAGTTTAAACGTACGCTTCTTTAATTTGTTGAAACTTTCTAGAAGTTGCTCGTAGTATTTCATTCTCTATTATAGCTAGATAAAAAAAAGGCCCAATCTAAGTTGGGCCTTTAAATCACATTCGATTAGAACATTAAGCGGTTATTTCACCACTTCCAATATGATCCATGAAATCATAACGGAACTCTACTTCAATTGTATGGAACTCATTGGTTGAGTAATTAAACTCGGCTGTCTTCCAAGCTCTAGGCCAAACGCCATACACCTCCACAGAAGTATGTGGATCCATGTTGTTAGTTAGCTGTAAAATAGTCATTTTATTAGCTTTAAAAGATCCTCCCCCAGCATTGCCTGGTTTAGCTAATTTTGTCATCTCACCTGTCAGAGGATCATAAGTATTTTGGAACCACTGCCATAAGGTGTTAGAAGTATTTTTTAGGTACAGGTTATCAAAAGTAACTGTTATGAACTCTGGAGTAGCTTTGCCAGGATAGTAAATCTTATCATTTACTCTATCAATAACAATATCCTCTACTGTCATACCCGCCTGACTCACTTGCTTTGCAGCTATAGTAAGATCATCCTGAACTCCAGCCCCCCCAGGGACTCCCTCAAATTGAACCTCAAATTGATATACTCTAACTGAATCAAGGTCTGTGGAGATTGTAGGTAATCCTTTACCTGGAATGAAAGGTCTTACTCCTTTATATACTGATCGTATTGGCATAATTTATTAGCCTCCTAATTGTGCTGATTGGTTAGTAAGGTTAAGCTCAAAAATCAAGATTTCTGCTGCTTTAGTAGGCTTCAGGAGAACCTTACACCATAACTCATTTCTATCTATCCTAGCTGAAGTGTTTGTGGTTTCATCGCAAACAACACGGAATTCTGTAATTCCTCGCCGCCTCTTGATATCATCAAGGAATGGATTAAGAACTTGTTCAACTTGCTCCCAAAGAATCTCATCATTAGGCTCAAAGACAAACTGCCTCGTAGCCTGTAAAATCACTTTACGAAGGAAAATCATTAGCCTACGAATATTAACCCTATCTAATGAAGAAGGATTACGGGTAGCAGTTCTTTGACCAAAAATTGTAATTCCTTGCTGCACAAAATTAACGATAGGATTAACCACATTGCCACCTGAATACATCGTGTCTCTATCACCTTGATTGAGACGAACTTCAACATCACTTGGCTTGGTCAACTTACCTCTAAGATATCCAGCAGGAGCGAACCAAGTTTCAGACACATTGTCAGTAAAAGCCATTTGCCTTAAAGCAAAAATTGCAGGATCATACCAACGATCAAGACCGTCATGCACACTAAACACCTTTACCCAAGGCCAATATATAGCTGCATAAGTATTATTGATTGCTGAAGATCTGGCAGTATCCAAACCGTTAGTCCAATCTATGGCGTTTTGAACTGACCCTACCGCATATGGAGGTGCCACAACTGCCATAAAGTTTTGGGAAGATTCTGCTAACGTAATAAGAGCATTCTGGACACTTTCGGTAGAAATCCCTGGAATTGCTGCCATAGAGATATTAAGAATATCGTCATCTAAAGCTTGCATCCCAGTCTTGGTAGCTCCAGTTGCATCTCCGATTAGGGCAGTTGCATTTGCATCAGTGTTCCCCGTGCCATTATCTCCCCCTGACAATCCATAGGTCCCTGCAATTGCCTTAACAAACCTTGGATTACCCTGATCAACACTTGTAAGTGTGTTTCCAGTATCATTTTCTTTCCACGTAATACCGAAGCCTCCGAGAGTTCCCATATTTGATATTTCATTAATATAATTTGTTAATTCAGTAGGAGTAAAATCCGTTCCGGAAGCGTTAAGATTGCCTTTAATAATATCGGACTTAAGATTAGTCTCCCCTGTGTTTATCAAACCCTCAATAAAGTTTTTATATTGAGTTAGAGACACTCTAAATGTTTCTTGTGTAACTCCATCCTCATTAACCTTAACGTCAAAATATTCACCATTAGCATTGGTAATAGTTATACTATTTCCGCTAGTATCACCATTAGACTTAGTTCCAAGATTATAACCCGTTCCAGGGTATAAGGATTCAGCTAAGTATCCAAAACCCTTAGGTGCGGTAGAATTATGAAGATGAGACCCATAAACTTTAACTGAACTAACTAAAGTCCCTAACGCTACCCCTGATCCATCTACCGCACCTAAAAGGGTAGCACCACTAGCCGTTGCTCCCGCAGTAATACCAGAGAAAGCAGATATACTCATATAAGCACCAGAACCGGCGTATGCTCCTGCAATAAACCCAGAAGCAGCAGTAGCAGTATCAAAGAAAGCACCAACATGTCCAGTATGGAGAGCCCCTCCTATAACCTTGCGTAAAGCCACACTTTGGCTAGAAGCATCTGTGTTTGCCGTAATAGTAGAAGAAGGAACCGAAAACTCCTTCCCAGGAGCAACGAATTTTTCAACTCCACCATTGTCAGCTACTTGAATTCTAAAAGTAAAATGGGGATGTGGCTCCTCGCCAGCATAAGGAGTACCACCTGGCACCGATGACGCAGTTCCAATGTAAGCATTGGACACGGATACCGCAGGGCAACCACCAAAAGATACACCAGCAGAAGCATCAGCAGCGTTCGACCCCGCCGCCCTAACAAAATACATACTATTGGTAGCTTCTAATATTTCTAAAGCACCTTCCAACGCTTGCCCATTAATATTTTCATTGGGAGGACCAAAAGTATCAACCAGACTATTAGGACTAGTAATTAGTGTAGCTTTATTAGTTGGGCCTTTGGATGCAAATCCAACCAAGCCAACTACAGAAGAGTTGACGGAAGGAGCATACTGTGAGAAATCCTTCTCTATTACATAAACACCTGGACTTACATATGA